GTTCATTCGATATCTGATCGCCCAATCATCAGGAATGGTAAGGTGTTTTGCCTTGAATTGATTATGTAAAAGAGTTGGTGATATGTCATTGCGTTTTGCAATACCTTGCATCAACTGGTCAACAGAATCATATGTGATGACACTAAGAGTTTTCAACCCATCTTCTAACTCAGCAACAGCGTTCGTGATGAGACCAACTGATTCATTCATTCTCTTAGTTTTCTTTTTCATTGAGTTGATATATTTTCTGTAGACTGCTGCTTCAGAGGTTTTACCCATCTCTCTCGCCCTTTGTTCCATAGCAACAGCCGCTTGAATTTTATGAGCATGAGATCTAGAAGAATTCCTGATTTTTGAGACAGACGCTTTTGCTTTAGCGACGTTCTTGAAACCAAGTCCATGAATAGTTCCTTTAGGATCTTCATCAGTGTATAAGTCAGAGTGTTTTTTAGATTTTGCTGGTTGTCCCTTCTTACGAGGTATGCGAGGATTTGATGTCTCGTAAACTATCGATTCACCCATTCCACCGCCGCCATCACCACCACCGTTACCACCATCACCACCGTTACCATTTCCAGCACCATTCCCGCCGTTCCCATTTCCGTTAGAACTTCCGTTACCATTTTTCTTTGTCTCGTTATCATCATCCTTTGTATCTCTTGCAAGATAGCCACGAGCTCCTATGCGATACCCATAAGGTATCTTCTTACATTTCTTATCAGTGAAACAGTAATATTTGCCTGGCGGACACTTCTTAGCCATGAATGAATCGTATCTTCAAATATATTTATACTTCTTAATACTACTTGTCATCTTTATTTTGATCCTTAATTAATTTTGATAACTCCGCTGTTGAACCTACAAATAATGCGTTTGTAACATTTGTAGGGCCTTTATTTGGATCCTTTTCAAGATCCTTCATCTTCTGTTGCAAGTCAATAAGTTTGTCTGTTGTATCTGCAACTGCTTTGATTGTAGTAGCAGCAACTTCATATGCTCTTGCAGAGTCTGATTCCTGTGCTAATTCCAATATACCATTCACCGCTTCTTGTCCCTTTTCAACTAATGAATATAAATTTGCACGACTATATTCATAATCCTTTTCAGAATCATTTTGATCACTCTTTTTAAGTTGATTCTTTTGAGGTTTAATCTTATTGTCTTCAACAACCTCTGTATCAACGTTAAGTGCTTCCTCAATAGAATCAAAATTTTTCATAATTCTCCTAAATGTCTATACCCTGAGATGGACTAGATGATTTACCATCAGCAAAGAATGATGTCATTTCATCAAATCCAAAGTCATCACCAAACTCAATAGATGCATTATCAACTGCGCTAAGAACACCTATGTTGGCATTATGTTCGTGTTTTGCAGCGATTGTATTATCATGACCACGGAACACAGTCACATTTTTACCACTGATACTTCTGATAAGCATAATCTCAGTGTCAATGATAATTCGATCATTCGCACTTAAATCAGTGGTTGCACTCACCTTGAAAGTCGTAACCTTATCAGAGATTGCACCATCAACGACTGTTGCCTGATCATCATCATAATTTTTCTTCGCAGTTGGTGTTGCACTATATCGAATATTCCGTTTTGCAGTTTTGAAGTTTTCACTAGCATAGTAATCAACATCAACTTTCTTGATAAGACCTTCTGGATTATCTGCAACAGGGCCAAAGAGATAAGTTTTTGCGGTAAATGATAAAGTATAAATTAATATTCTACGAGAATCAAATCCACCCTCATATTGATCACTATAATTAATACTTTCAAGGACTATTGGAATATCTTTCTTCTCACCGATAGAACTGATTAAATTTACTGTAATATTGAATGATGGTTGAAAGTAAGGAACTATTTGTTCTAATATCTGTAATGCATCATCACTCAACTTAGCCATAATACTAAGTTCAAATCCTACATTATATGGAACAGGCATATAAACTTTCTTTGCGTTTGTTCCATTCTGTGTAAGAAATGTTTGTGCAATTCCAGTCTTACGAGTTGGATCATATTGTAATCCTTGCATTTCAAAGGATATTCTTGGAAGAGTTATTGCTGTCTCTCTGTCTAAATCTGGTTGTTGTTGAATTCTTGCCAAAAATTTCTGCATTGGCCCATAAGCCAAAGGCACTTTCAAGACACTAAAATTTGTTCCACTCGCATCCTTGTGTCGAATGTTAATATTATTAAAGAGAGTTCCAAAACCGATAACCGTCTTTCTTAATATTTCATGATAGAAGTAAGTCCCTAACATATCATTATTTTTTAACTATTTAGAATGTACCGAAGGGATTACCTTCAGAGAAGTCCAAAATTGCATCAGCCTCAGTCTCAAAGTCTGCATTATCATTGTATTGATCAGCATTATATTGTGAATTTGGATAGTCATTTGGTGTGTCATAATCTATAGATTGAATTACATATTCCGCACCAGATTCTAAACCTTTAATCTTCTCCCCAACTTGGAATTGCATTGCAGTAAGCATACTAACATCAAGAGTTCGAGACCCTGCATCCCATACTTTAACTCTTGCAGTTTCAGCAGAACTTGAAGAAACTTGAACAGTCTCATTGAAAATATAATCACCATCTCCAATAGTTGTCGCAGCACCAATTGTAATTGTTGGTGCAACAGTATATCCAGTTCCAGCATTACTAATTCTGATTGCACTAATCGTTCCACCAACCATGACAGCCTCAGCAGTTGCATCTGTTCCTCCTGATGGTGCAGTAGTGATTGCAACATTTGGTGTTGTGGTGTAACCTGATCCACCAGATGTAATTGTAACAATACCTACAGAACCTAGAGAAGTGATGCCAGCGGTTGCTATACCAGCGCCTGGCACGGTTACGGTGGGTATTCCTATATATCCACTGCCAGGATTAATTAAAAGAATTTTGTCAATAGATTTTGCGGTTCCAATACCAGATCTTGATGTCATGATTGCAACAGCAGTTGCATCTACGCCAGGTGATGTACTGATCGAAACGGTAGGTGCAGCAACGTATCCATATCCATCATTCTGTAAAAATATTTGTTGAACAGCACCAAAGTTGAGAGTTGTATTTGCAGTTGCGAGACTACCGATACCAGATAAAACTAATCTTGCAATATAACCCTCAGTTTGAACAACCTCATCAATAGCATTGACATTTGTGTCAATGACTTCATCCTCATATTCAAAGAGTTCACACTGTAGTTGATAAACGTAATTTTTTTGTAGTTGATAGAATGGTCTCTCATGTTCTACAAACTTAATCTCGAACATTCTTTTTCCTAATGGAAAAAATATTAAATCTCCTTCCTTTGGTCTATTAGATAAAGTATAGTCATCATCCTGTTCTAAAAATGGTGCAATGGCTTCTTCAAATCTTTCTTTAGATATTACAAATGTGGCTTCATCAGTAACCCTTACACCAAATTTTGTAAGAATATCTCCTGATCCAGCATATCCATCAATATTCATTAAGTATGCTTCGAGAGGAAATGCCTGATCAAAACGTGACTCAGTTACCTCTTTCATAATTGTTCTAGAAGTGACTAACTTACGAGGAATGTAATGGCACTCGATGCCATACATTCTTAGTTGTTCGTTAACTAAGTCTTGAACTAATCCTTGCTCCCCTTTAGAGCCTTGTAGAAAAAACGGATTTAACATTATCCAATCATATCAAGTGGAGGCATTTCATAATCACTTGCCATCTTAGATCTAATCTCCGCTAATTCTGCAACACCGTCATCATAAATTTGACGACCATTTAATTGAATACCGCCAGGCAATTGAACTCCTTGAAACTTGATTAAATTTTGTCCCCACTGTCTCTTACACAAAGCTGTGAAATATCTCTTTAAAAATTGATCATTATACACTTTTGTAAAATCATCTGGATCTAAGATTCGGAAACAATCAATTACAAAGTAATCATCCTTGTTTATTTGTGCCCAATCAACATCAATATAAAGTCGATCCTGACGAATGTTGAACCTATATCTTACATCTGGATTCAGTAAGAAAGTAATGTCTTCAAGTTTAGTTTGAACCATTGCATATTGAAGAAGATCAATTGATCCAAAGGCATATAAGTCATTTAAAAACAACTGATATCTAATATTAAATAAACCATCATAAACAGTATCTGATCTAACTTTAAATATTTGATTAACTCCGATCACAGATGGAGGCATTTGTATATAATTATTATTTTCTTCTATGTTAAAAGTGGTGGATAATCCAACAGTTGATGTTGTGGTTGTTGTTGTAATCCCTAAAGTTGAGTCTCCTCCTCTCGCTTGTCCTCTATCAATATCATCTTGTGTAATTTTATATTTCAAATACATCCTTGCGATACCATCATAATGTCTTTCTTGATATATTTGAATAGCATCGTCTAACAGATCTTGAAACTGTTCATCTGCAACGTTGATTTCTAAGACAGGAAATCCAAGCTGTCTTTTTGCGTAATCTATTAATCCTTCTCTAGAACTTGGTTGAGCCATTCTTCACCTCTATGTTGAAATACCTGTTCTTACAAGCACGTTACCTTCTATTATCTTAAAGAAAGTAGAACCAGAACTTACATTGATATCATATAGATATCTACCCTCAGTTAAACTTCTAGTAATGGTTGAACCCATTGAAAGAGTTACTTTTCCATCTGAGTCACCAAGAGTCACGCCGAAAGTATTTGCAGTTCCAATCGCAGATTTCTTCATATTGCTTCTTCCTGTATAGTTAGAAAAATCTATACTAGAACCAGCAGAAGTTTTTACTGTGAATGTGGTGTTAAAATCAGCACCAGAAAATATGGTAAGATTTACACCCATTGGAACGGCAACATCTGGATCAAATGTGATTACCTGTTGTGCCATTTTTCTAATTATTTAGTTTTTGAACGAGAGTAGATAGAAGACCTTTAATTTCTCCCAATTCACCCTTCACATTATCAAGATCCTCTTTCATTTTATCTAACTCAATGTTTTTATTTTCCACAGATTTTTTTCTTTGCATATACGCAGAATAGGCTTTCTTATCTTTATTGATAATTGCTGTGGATTCAGAGTCTCGATAAAATCCAGACTTTCCCTCAACTGGAATATGTTTTGTCATTATGCTAATGCGATTGCTCTAAGTTCTTTGATCAATGGTGGTTGTGCCTGATCGGTTCCAACCATGTCAATTTTAATTTGGAACTTAGTAAATGGTGGTAATTCTCTAGATGTGAAACTGTAATCCTTAAATTCACCACCAACAGAAGGTGTTACTCGATCATCTGGAAGACCACTATTATTAGAGAAGTTAATTACTTTACCATTTTGATCTATATTATCATGGCCTGGGAACAATTCAAAGTTACGATCTAAACTATTTTCTGTTGATCCCTCTGCGATAGTCTTAAAGAACACACGAATATCTGCACCAGATCTTCGATATGCAGCAAATTCAACTAGTATATTAGTCGCTGGATTATTTAAAGCGACCATCTTAGAAACATAAGATGATGCACAAGGATCTTGACCAGTTTGATTTACACGATTATCACTTGCAAAGTTAGATACTGGACTATTAACACGGTTTGTGGTTAGAACGGTGCTGACACGATCTAAATCTATTACAGGTGAGACATTAGGACTGCTAGTACTCATTAACACTTCAAGTGTTAGTGACTTATTTCCTGGCAAATCAGATAATTGACGATCCTCATTTTCTTTAGATGCAACCATTCTTGGTGTTTCAAAATGTGTTTGACCTGTGACTGATATTGCTTGGAAACCTTGATCAACAAATGATTGTTCTGATCCATCAACACTTGTTGCAGATATCGTTCTCACACGAGCACCAATATTTGTGCCAGGGGGTGTCATTGATTGAATGTTTGGTGTGATAGTTTCAAACTGTATATTTTGTGATGCAGTTATATTTGATCCACCACCACGTTTTGTGGATGAGAAGAAACGATCAGGTAAAGTTCCACCACTTCTATCTGTACCATCATTATTCATATCAACTTTAATATGGTAGAAATCTAAATCTTTATCATTTGGAACAGTCACTGTTGGAGCATTCATATCATGTTCTTTATTAATTCTTCTGAGAGAAACTCCACTAAATTCATATTTTTTAATTATATCACCTGATGAATGACTGGACTTAATTGTTGAATCAATACCTCTAGTTGTAATACCTGTAATTGATCCATCAGCAACACCAGTGTAAGATATAATTTCATTACCAAGAACTGCATAACCATAATTTGTTGTTCCAACTCCAACTCCTTCAAAGGTTGCAAAGTTAGATGATGCAACCACAGAAATATCATCTAATGAATCAAAGTTATAATCTGCTGTCAATTTTGTTGAAGGAACATCTGAATCAACTCCAGATATCGTTACTAAGTTATTAAATGCATGTAAAGCATGAGCCCTATGATTGACTTTGAAATGTAAACCATCATTTGTAGAATCCACATCAAATGTTGATATTGTAGATCCACTTCCAACAGTTTTTCCATCAATTCCAATAACTGTTGATCCGTTGTTAAATCCTATTGTTCCAATACCTGTAACAAATGATCCTTGAATGTTATCAATTACTAAACTGTTTGTTGAAGTGATTAATCCAACAGAAATAACAGCTCCACTTCCATTTCCAAGACCTAGTGTTCCAATTCCTAAAGTATCACCGACAGCATAGTTCTTTCCACCATTTGTAAAGGTAACAACACCAATTTCACCATTACTCACAGTTACATCACCAATTATTCCAGTTCCCTCTCCAGTTTGAGTAACCATTGGAATGTCTGAATATGTAAGAACTCCGTTAGATGGTGTATATCCAACGCCAGAATTAATAATTGTAACATCATTAGATCCATTAATAGTTGCGATACCAGCAGTGTTGATAAGAGTTGCAGATGCATTTAAATTGTCAAACTGACTAATCTTAACGCCAGGAACTAATCCAGCAGTTAAGGTATTTGATATTGGTGTTCCTAATCCAACAATTGCTTTCTTAGATAAGGATGTAATTGAATTTTCTGCTAACGTTGGTACTTCATCATTACCAGTTGCTAACTCAGAGTTAAAGAATCTACCAACAGAAGGAGATGTATTAAATACGGCTCTTCTGATAAGAAACTTCATGTCTTCATATTGACTTGGATCCCATGTCGTACCATTTTGTGACTTAAATAATGATCCTAAGTATGGTTGTTGACTAATTAGAACTTGTTGTTCATCGGGTAATCCAACGGTAGATATGTCAACCTCTCCCATTCTTGATATCCAACAGTTATAATTTTCTGATGGTGTGACAAGGACTAAAGCATATTCATGTTCTCCTGTAAGATAAACGGGAGAATCAAAAGTAAATGTGGTTGGAATTGATGCATCCTCAGATACATTAACCTCACTTGGATCTAGAACAACAACACTAAATGGCAAAATCTTAGATGTCGGTAATCCAGTCTCAACAGTTCTAACCTGTAAAGTAAGAGGTAATTCTTCATCCTTAGTTTGCATGTATAAATCTACAGAAGTGATGAATACTCCAGATGTTTCATCTACACGGAAAGTTTGTGCAAGGGGATCATAATACTGAACACCTCTAATTTCAGTTTCTGTTGTAGTTAATCCTTCAACTTTTCTTGTAATTTTATCATTTAAAACTCTTTGTTCCTGAACACCCAATCTTTCAATTTGTGGTGTTTTAACGTTTAAAATTTGTTCTTGGACTGTTTCTAATTCACCCTTAGAATGGAAATTAGCTTCAGCAGATCCTGAGACAGCTCCCTCAACTGTTGAGTTTGTTGGACTTGTTGTTAATCTTATAGTTTTTGTACCAGTTTCAAATCTTGGACTTGCAGCATCATTTGGATTTGGTAAACTGAAGCAGCATTTTAGACTTCCAAGAGTATCTGTAATTAATCTTACATCAGTCACTGTTGCTTGAGCTCCACTTGTTGTTCCAACAAGTTTCATTCCATTTTTAACATGTCCTGAAAAAGCACCTTGAACCTGAGTTGCAAGACTAAATGTATCTACATTCAAAAGTGTTGATGATGTGGAATATACATTTGAAATTGGAGCTTCGTTATCATATGTATTAACTGTACTAACTTTTGTTGGTGCATTATATGGGCCTTCCAGATGATTTGGTGCAGCTAGTCTAAACGTAAATCCAGATGATGTAACTGTCTCTCCAGTTTGAAATACACCACTTGTCATGCTAATTTCAATTAATTTTGGTGTTACAAATGAAGTCACATCAACATTATCAAAGTAAACATAGAAACGAGTTCTAGGTTTCATACGAGTAGTAGTGATTTCAATATTTCTTGATCTCATATAAGGAATAATATCACGACTTATAGTTCTATCACCCAAAGATTGTTGTTGAACTTTAGGTCTTACCTTATATTGAATACCCTCTCTCGATTGATTCGTTGACATTACAACATCTTGATGAGATGTTCTAGTTACTATCTCAGCATCTGTGATAACACCAGCACCTTTTGGAACCCATTTACCATTTAACTCAAGAACCTTTTGAATGTTTGGAATAGATTTTATGTCTAGTTTAGCACCTTCTGGTAAGTCATCTGGACTTATGGTTCCCAATGATTCAACAGTTTCTTCAACGAATGTTGTTGTCACTTCTTCAGACACCCAGTTTGTTTCCCATGCACCCCAATCAACTTCACTAAATCCAGTCTGTTGATTAATGCCCATTTGAGCTATTGCATTGTTGTAAGCAGAGGTATCATAAGAAATACTCGCATCAACTCTCTTTGTATCCATCCATACATCAGAGTCTGGGCTAAGAGTCATATCACCAGAATAATATATTATCAAAAATGGGTTGACATTTTCAACTCTAGAAGCATAAATTTGCTCCAACATTTTTGTTTCTGTATAGTCTAATGTGAGAAGACGACCAGTTTTTTTAATATTATCTCCATCAATATCATCTAAATGATTGACATCTAGAGTTGGATTTGCAGTTGTACCAATACCAATAAATGATCGGGATCCAATAATTAAATCAAGACAAGTTGTATAATGGCCAGGTCTCAAATAACCTCTCTTCGCATCTGTACTAGCAGTAAAATCAGGATGATCAATCTGATGAGATGCATGTTTCTTAAAGTTATCAACAAAGAATCCAGATTTGAATCTGTTTAATCCATTTGCATCTGTAATATTCAAGTTTGCAGTGTCAGTTTCAAGAAGAGAGAGTCTTGTGTAATATTCTACACTTTCAAGCCTCTTTTCAAGTCTTCCAATATCAGCCATTGTGAAACGTTTATGATTCGTGCGAATCATCTTAACTTGACTAATATCTCTTAGATATGCTGGGAGTTCAATTTTAGCAACTTCGATTGCGTCTCCAATTGTTTGTGGTTCTTTTGGATTATCTGATGGAACACCTTGAATATAAACAAAATCTCCAGCCTTATCTAAGAAAAGTCTATCTTTTCTTGGTTGATAGTAATCATATGTTACTATTAAACTTTCATCAGGGACTAATGGATCTGGAACATTGTTTCCTTGAGATGAGAAAGATCTTGAAGCAAAATCAAAAGGTGAAACCGTTGATGATGTATCATATTCAGAAACTCTTGGTCTGATATCAATTAGATCACTCACGAATACATCATAATTTCTATCCACAGGAATTATTTTTTTAGACTCATCAGGATAACTAGAAGCGTTAAAGAAATCTCCAGTATCATCACTTGTTACAAAGAAGTTTTTAAATACAATCTTTAAACGATTTGTTGGTGGTTCAAAATCTTTTTTCCTTTCAATAAATGAGTAATCATAATATGTTGGTTTTTGATTTGGATTTAACTGATATTGATCTGTGATATTACGATCTCCACTCGTTGTAGATATTACCAAAGCGGTGACACCTGATTTACTTCCTTTAACTTTTTCAGATGGACTAAAATTATTTTGATTTAATAGAACAACTCCAACTGAATTAACGGTTGGTTTTTCTACAACTAATCCAACAGCATTACTATCTAAACCTATAAGTTGTTCTCCAACAATTAAATCGGAATTGTTTCCACTTGGGCCAGAATACGCAGTGAGATCAACTGATGGTAGATCAGCATCACCAGAATCATTTGATTCAAATACAGCTAATAAAGAAGCTGCATCAGGCACATTTAGAGATATTTTACGATCCTGAACTCTTGTTCCAAATACTCGACTATTTGTTAAACCATCATTTAATGTGTTTGTTCCAATACCAGATGAAGCATTAGTTGAACGTGTAACATTAATTACATTTGCCTCATTTACTTTCTTAAGTTTATTTTTAACTTTTGATTTTAATACAGTTGCAAAAAGATTTGCTTTTCCAGAAACTGAACTTAATCCAACAAAGGTTACAGTTTTTTTATCATCAGCTATTTTTACTTGACTATCTTTTAGTGGTTCAATTGATCCATCATTATATGATATGAAATATCTTTCTTCATCAAATGGTTGAAAGAATAAATCTGTACCAGCATCGGGAGATGTAAATTGACTATTTGCAACAGTTATATCAGAGAACTGTTTTCTAAATTGCAAATTAGTTGTAGTTACGTCAATACTCGCGATGTTTTTACGACTAACTGGTGTTAATAAACTATTTGCACTAATTTCAAAACTTGATTTACGAAGTAAAAGATCATTTACGTCAAGAGAGCCAGGAATTAAACCATCTAAAACACCACCATTGCATACACCAGAAACTGATGTAATACCAGAAATATTAATTTCATTTCCGTCTGTAGATACTCCAGTAATACGATTGAACCTAGGCAATGTTTCGCCAGGCACACTGTAACTTACAATGTTATTTGAAGTTATAATACCAGCAAAATTAGATCCTGATGATGTGATAATACCAGTGTTTCCAGATGTATTACTTAATCTAAAATTACCAGAAACTAAATTTGTTAATTTATTTCCATCATCAAGTAAAATATCAGCTTCAAATGTTGATACACCAACTGCACTCTTAATTGATTTTACATCATTTAATCCAAAATCATCTACTTTTGTGATTACTCTTCCATTTTGAACGCCATTAATTAAGATAGACTCATCTTTGATAAACTTACCACTTACGTCAATCAAACTGATATCGGTTACACTTGTTCCAGATGTTCTTACAAATCCTGTTGCACCACTTCTTGCACCTTGTATATGATCAGATGCAGTCAATGAAGTAATAGCTGTTCCAACTTTAATATCCGTAAATGTTTTGATATCAAATAAACGAGCTTCATATTGAGTAGCTTCATTTACAAAACTTCCAGATTGTGCTTTGAAATCATATAGTCTTGCAAGACCAATTTCAGATCCACTATTTCCTCTTCTTCTAGAAATTAAAGATACAGTTGCAGTAGTTCCAATCCCCAAACTTGGAGATCCAAAAACATTATTTACTAATAAAGGATCACCAGTCGTATAACTTACTGATTCTTGTTCAATAGTTTTTGTAGATCTTGGTTTTGGTACATCAATAAATCCTGTTGATATTTTTTCAATTGCATATCCTTTTACATAAGCTTTTCCAGGCGATATCTGCATTACCATCAAGTCATCTGATGGTATATTTCCTTCTTGTGTTTTTTGTTCTGATGTATATATTCCTTTATTTCCAGTTTGGTCATTTAATGACTCTTTTGCAAAAACTTCAAATGGTCTTATATAATAATCTCCAGATTCATCATAAGTTCTTGCTGCGAGTGTATCATTAATTAAATTATATTGAGTATCTTTTACAAATGTTTGTAACTCACCACCTCTTACACGAGCAATTTCAATAAAGTTTTGATCATTAGTATCATCAAGTTCTTTCTTCATCAAACTGATCTTAATTTCAAGACGATCAGCTCCAGGCGCTGCAAAGTTTGTAAATCCTGATGCATTATCGTTTAATGATGGATCTTCATCAGCACTAACAAAGTTTTCTTGAACATCGAATCCTATTCTATAGGAGGGAGAACCACTATATTGATTTAAAATTAATGTTTCGCTTTGAACTTGAGCAAAAGTACCACGAACAAAATATACACCTTCTCCAATCGACATCGCAGATCCAATTGCAGTCGCACCAAATGCTAAAGTATTTGCAAATGGTTCATTTGCTGGAATAACACTTGCACCATAGACAATATCTTTGTTTGCAGATAAACTCTCACCATCATCAAATTTTTCTTGTGCAAAATCACCACCAGACTTTTCATATTTGATATAAAAAGTTATGTTTCCTCTATCTGAATCTTCTTTTGTTAAAATCTTTTTAATTGTCGCAGTTACACCTGATCTTGTACCTGTAATTCTTAATCCAACTAATTGATTTAGATATAAGGATACTGGAATTCCTAAAAACGCATCTTCAACTTGAACACATGTGAAATTATTATCATAACTTAAATTGCCAGGAATTACCTTAGAACCCTCTTTAAAAAAGTGAGTACCAAATTGTTCAATCTGATTTTGTAAAATCGATTGTAAAGTGCTTAATTCTCTTGCCTGAACTGGGGATCCTGGCTTGAAAAGCACTCTATAGAAGTTTTTATTCTTATCAAAATCGTCAAAATATGGCGATACGTTTAGATTGGTTTCCTGTGGCATGATTTTTTAAAATTCCAGTACGATCTTGATGTCTTCTTTTTGCTGAGAACTACGAGTAACAGCAGCTCTGTTATCAACGTAAATGATATCACCGCTATATTTTTCAACCTCTGGGTTAGCAACACCTTTCACAAAACTCATCCCTAAATTGAAAGTCCTACTATTTATTGCGGTAGAAAGACCAGGCTCTAGAGAAGTTCCGAAATTAGTATCTATATTTAGATTATTTGTTCCACCAAATATGGTTGTTCCTGCTCCAGCTGCAGGGTCAGCGTTAAATCTAAACAATTCAAATCCATATGTAGGTGCAGTTCCATCAGTTGATATTGCAAGTCTACGATCTTGCCAATATTTTAGAACTCCTGTATTTGCATCATAATTGATAACTCTACCAACAGCTGTTGAACCAATACCAATTTCCTGAGTAACCTCAGAATCAGCTACAAATGTTGTGGTAGTTGATCCAGCACCAGTTAGTTTTAATGCATAAACAGCACTTGCTTTTTGCAAAGTTAACTTATTTTCTGATCCAAATGCAAGAGGATCTCTACAAAGTCCTACACGAGAGAATTGATTTCCTGTGATAAAATCTGGGTTTGATGTATCATTTTCTAAACGAGAATATATTAAAACACGGTTTGCACCAAGTTCTCGATAAATATCTGCACCATGACCATTTTGAGGTGGAATGATTACATTAAATCCAGCATCAGTGGATCCTGATGGATTGGTTAATCCAACATCACTTAGTCCAACAGAACCAAAAGTATAATTAGAACCACCATTAGTTATTTCAACAGAATCAATTTTACCAGCAGCGTTTACAACTACAGAACATCTACCACCACTTCCATCTCCTTTTATAGGAACATTATTATAAGTTGCAGCAGTTCCGTAACCAACACCACGATTTGTGATTGTGACAATTTTTAATTGTCCACTAGTTGAAGCATTATTTCTAACTGAGGCAGTATCATTACTTGTACCCCAATTTTGTGGTAAAGGTATAAAACTTGTTGAGTCAAACTTGATAATACTGTTTGGATCAATCGTAAAAAGATATTTCCAAACATATCCGTCTCCAGATGCACCAGCAGATCTTGGTTCTAGATCTGTGAACAATGGTTCATCAAGAGATGGTCTTCCAGATGTGTTCTCTGGATTTGTTCCATTTTGTAAACAAATATAGACTCTAAAATCTCTATTCATCACATAATAATTTGTATCATACAAATTAGTTGAACTAGTTTGTGGAGACAAATTTGATCGAGAATAGTCATCTCGATACATTTCATATGTTGTACCTGATGACCAAGTTATCTTTCTTACAACTCTTGCAATATCATCTGAATTTAACTTCTTGAGAGCAATCATCGTATCCCAATAATCATTCTCTTCACTAAAAGAATCTTTTGGTGCTGGTGGATTTTCATTCCAATCTGATTGAAAATCTGCTGGGTTTGGAAGACCAATCCACGCATAATAACTGTTCGTAGTTGATGCTATACCAGCTACAAAATTTTCCGAGTTTAATATACGCAGTTGATCAGTTATAATGGCTGACATTTTATCAAAGACTTTTTGTTTTTATTTATGTTAGTTATAGGATTCTTTTAAATCCCTAGTTCTAATGATCACAGGGCCAGTTTTAATTCCTGTAATACCATCATTATTAATAACAGTAAATGGACTGACACCTTTCTTGTTAAAGTCATGTAAACGACCCCAAGAAAACTTACCAAAGAATCCACTTCCAATACCAATACCCTCAGTTGAACTTACGCTTACAGTAACTCTTCTCAAAGTAGTTGCACCAATTCCAAAGGCAGGCCCTTGTATAGTTTTAGCACTATGCACTCTGTATATATTATCTAGGAAGGAAGTTCCAATTCCTACTGGTGAAGTTCCAATCGCATTTTCGTAAGCAGTTAATCCACTACCAACATTTGTTTCAAATGTTGTGAAGTAATATCCAGATGAAATACCACTTACGGTGATTGCAGATCCAACAACTGATGCATCACGAAGAACAGAGTCTTGTGGAATAAAGAGATCAAACTGCATTGCAGTTCCGATTCCAGCAACAGTTGATGTGCCAATTCCAACAATATGACCAAAATCACCCTCATATTTAATATCTGTCAAAATATCCTGAGTTATAGATTCTGATTCAACTAATACTGATGGTGGATTTGTATTAGTATATCCAGAACCAGCATTAGAAACTGAAATTGCAGATATTGTTCCAACACCTGATACAGTTGCAACAGCTGTTGCGTTTGTAGATGTTGTTCCAATACCAGCATGAATGGTTCCGATGCCAGCAGTTACACCAATTGAGACATGTGGTGCAACAGTATAACCTGATCCACCATCAGATATTACGACACTTGATATGGTTCCAGCAGCAGAAACAACTGCTGTTGCAGCAACACCTGTTTTAGTTGTACGATCAAAAATCAATACACTTTGTTTAACTTCAATAATATCATCAACTTGATTAAATAACGGAACTGCTGTATCAGTAAATATCTCTGTAGAACCAGCAGATACACTCTTAATAATATATGCTGTTGGGCGAATGCCAGGTTCTAATTCAACTCTATCTTTACCAATTCCTATATTATTAACAAACACGTCTTGTATTTGTTTCTTCCAAGTTACTGGTCTTTGTAGTGATCTAAGTGTTGTAATACCAACATCAATATAAGTGTTAGTCGTTACAGAATCGGATGTAGTAATACCTGTAACTGTTCTTGGTTCTTGCTGATAGAAATCATTCAAACCAACATCAGGATATTTGTTAATTATTAGACTATCACCTGTTTTTACTGTTTCTAAAATATCAACATCAAGAACATCATGTTCAGATCCACGATAATAATAAATTCTTACTTTATCATCTGATTTTGGAGCTTCTAAAAATGTAATTTGAGATCCACCATTAAATACATAACTTTCAAAAGGAATTTGAAGAATATCATTTAAGAATACTAAACAATTGTCTTCAACACGAATTGGGGATCCTTTTCCAGATCTTAAAGTAATCGGAGTTTCAACTGCGCCAATTGTTTTTGTAATTGGGAATGTTCTTCTAGTGCCATCAAATAAATTCTCAAATGTATTTAATTTTTCTAACTCACCAAAAGTAAATCCAGCAAAACTATCGTTGAAAACATCAAGAACTGTTAGAGAGAAAGTTTTAAATGCATTACCAGCAGATGCATCAGTTAAAATACCAGATTGTCCACCCTCTTCGATTGAAAGAACATCGTCAATTTTATAATTGTATCCAAAGTTTGTAATTTGGAAACTAATTATACTTGAAGCAGATCCAACACGAACTGATACAGATGCACCAATACCTGTAGAACTACCAACCAATCTCATATTTTCATAATTAAGTGGTTTCTCAAATTCAAGATTTGGAGGTGATGACTGGCTAAATCCTGATCCACCATTTGTAATTGTTACAGAGGTTACTAAACCAGCAGTAACATTCGCTTCACCTATCGTTGTAACACCAGAACTTGTAACGGCTCTAACGAGAATGTTAGTTTGTAGTCCAACACGATATCCAGATCCACTATTACCAATTGAAACAGATGTTATTGTACCAGCAGATGACACGATAGCAGTTCCACCAGCTGCAACCAAAGGTTGATAACCAAATGATGCACTTTCCCCAACAGAAACAATAACACCACCTCTAGGAACTGATGATACGTTTACATCATAACTATTTGTTACACCCACACCTGTGAAACTTACAGATGTGATACCAGCAGTTTCAGAAATAATATAATCATCATTTGGATTTTGGAAAATTTCATTTAAAAGTAAAACACCAGTATTAGTTGCAAATCCAGTTACATCTGAACCACCAGATTTCAAAATAAAGTTTGTAGAAATTCCTGTAAATTGTTCTTGAACAGTGTCAAATACAAAATTATTGGAATATGTTTCTTGACTTCCGCCAGGAATACCAGTATGAGTAAAGACTCTACCTACAAACGTAGATGTAGTTGTTAAACCAGATGGGCCTTTTGAACCTTTAGGTGCATCTGTAAAGTTAATTGTATCCTTAACAATTTGATAGTTACCTAAGAACTTAGTTACAGTATCACCAGCACTATGATCTTCAATCACTGAATTAAGTTGACCTTTTCTCACAAGAAGTATATTTGTCCCCCCGATACCAACAGTATCAATCTTCATAAATTCATTATTAATTTTAATAATATCTCCAGAGAAGAATGAAGATATACCTGCTAGAGTTATGAAGTTAGATGATTTTAATGAATCAGATACTAATGTTGTATTAACAGGTGACTGAATTGCTGGACTTTGAATATTATTGTCAAGAGTAATTAAAGCTTTAGAGTTAAGATTTTTAGATGTAAACGCATGAGTTGTTCCAACACCTACAGCTGATACATCAATAACCTTGGGAATAGTTTGAAGTGCTTCAGCAGCAGTTCTAGAAAGTTTAAATTTATTTTCTGCAACTTTAACTGCAAATACTGTTGATGGTAATTTATTTGTAACACCAATTCCACTGATTGAAGTTGTTCCAATTCCGATACTCATTGTTGTACCAGCACCAGTTGGTGTATATGTTAATTCTTCACCAGTTTGGAAGAAGTGATTATTAACAATAAATGTATCATTTGTAACATCAACAACAGCATCATCTGATGAATCAAATACTTTATGGAAAATTGAATCACCATTATGTTCTAAGTTAAATGAGAACTTAACATCATTTTCCGTTCCAGTGTATGATCCATCATCTGATTTATATCTAGAATTTGTAAATGTGACTAAGCCAACACTATCAGATCCAGTTTCACTAAAATTATATTGGAATACTTTAGTCGTTATTGCTTTGTTTGCTGGAGGAGTTATACGAAGTTCAATATCACCACCAGTGGCAGATGAATAACCAACACCAACAGTTCCAATACCAGATCCATTAAAGTTATCAATATAACCAAATTCTGTAAAGTGTGGAGTAGTTTGATCATGAATTGCAGTAACTTGAGTAACCGCGTATTGATCATCTGTTGTGTTATGTATTTCAATTAAAGCATCAAATGCTGCATATGTGACAGAATTGATTCCACTGATTCGAGTTGGTTGTGGGGTCGCTGTTGCTGCAATATTTGTTGTTGTAGTTAAGATTTCAGTTCGTGATATTTCTGTGCTTCCAATTCCAGTCGCAGTGCCACCGATAGCGACTTGATGAATTCTCATCGTAACACCAATTCCTGTATGAGGTGTAAAATAAACACTCGTAATTCCAGATCTTACATCTGCACCAAATGTTCCAAGTCCAGCATTTGGAGAGTTACTTTGAGAAATATTCTCATTAATCATCTGTGCATAATCTAGAAGATATACTTCCTCACTATCATTTAAGACAACCAACTCATTTAATTGAGTTCTCTCTGCACCACCTAGTTCTTGTGTTTTTATGAATAATTTGCTAGTTGTAATTGCAGTTGATCCAAATCCTACAACTTGAACTGGAGATGGATCTGTAGAGCCAATACCAGATGAAGTAGAGATAACATCATATCCTGTTCCAATTGATAATGTGCTGACACCACTTTGCACATTTTTAAATGTCTCAATTGCAAATAATCTTAACGCATAATTATTGAACTTAAATTTAGCTGGAACGAATCTTAAATTACCAATTACTCCAGAAATATTGAAATCAAATCCACCAAGATCAATCTCAGTTTCAACACGACCAAAAGGCAATATGTATCCAATCGATCCGTCATGAAGTAAATTAATTTGAATTATCTCTTTTTCTCCAGCAAATCGAGTATCAAATATCAATGCATAAAACTTAACGCCGTCAATTTCATTAATATTAAAACCAAATACATCTGAAAATGCGGTTGCACGAGGTAAATCATTAAACTCAGAACTTACGCTATCAATAGTTATGACTCTATTAGTTCTTGATTCAATATAATCAGTTAGGATACGATTAGAAAAATTAATCTCATCAGAAGCAAGTGTATCATCAATGTCCTTAGAATTTTCGGTAACAAGATCAAAATCATAACTCATATGCATTGACTCATTTTCACTCACTAAATCAGCAACAATCACAACAGGAGAAGATGATACTCCAACAGATGCATTTCTTCTATTTTTATCATCAGTAGATGCAGTTGATACAATACTTAGATCTGCAAAGTTTTTAAATCCAACAACGTGTCCAAGACTGTTTACTGGATCTTTCCATTTTTCATATGAAATTGGACTTCCTAAAGAATATGAGAATGTTTGATAATAATCATTATCAGCTAATTTTTGTAGTTCTGTGTTTAACTTTCCTGTTTCTTTTCTAAATCCACTTCTAAATTGAGAATCTGAATCAATATTGAACGTTGAATTAAACTTAGTAGTTTGTTCAATTATTCCAATTGATTTAGATGATGAACCGTTAATCGATTCGCCAGATTTAAACGTATCATTAGATAATACTTTCAAATACTTATTATCCTCATTCCAAGCAACAACAGTTCCTACTTTATCACCTGTACTTACTGTTTCTCCAACACTAAAGTTATTTGGTTCAACATTAATATTAAATTGAGCAAGATTTTCAAAAGGTATTGCCTGTCCCGATGATAAAGACTCACTAAATGTGCCTGGGCTTGTAACTGATGAATCTAAATTATATGATACGGTAGCATTTCCTCCGCCTGGATTTGTGTTCACACCAGTAATTACAAATGGTTCATAATTGTAATCAGTCGAATTATATCCACTTCCTGTTGATCCAATGCCTATATTTTCAACAAATAATTTATCTCCTAATATAAATGGATAGGTTGTTGAATCATAAGATCCTTCAAGAGTTAAAGTTACTAAGTTAACACCACTTGTAAATGATAAATTTTTAATTTTAATTCCGTTATTATTATTTGTAGGAACAATTTTTGGATTTGTATCATACAAAGAATTTGTATTTGTCAATAATGTAACTTCAGATACAGAGTTTCCCTGAGTTTTAACGGAAGTTATAACTTCACTTTTGACATCATTTGTAACTCTATCAATAATAACAATGCTGGGAGGATTAGTGTAATTTTTTCCACCAGAACTAATTCCAATGCTTGATATTTTAGATAATCTATCTAATCTTAATATTTGTGGTAATTGAACAGATGGTTGAATTGTATTATCTGATGAGTAATCAAAACCAATATTTTTAATGGTATAATTTCCCAATTTACCAGTTTCATCACTGTTAAGTCTAATTACACCACCTACACCATTTGTAGATCCAATTGAAGTTACAACTGGAATACTTCGATAATTTTTACCTTTTGATGTAATTTTAATTTTATCAATTGAACCAGACGCAGTTGTGGATGATGTTGCATATTTTAGAACTGTTGCCTCATTTTTTGTGTAGCCATCTTTTTCTGGTTGAGATGGTAAAACAAAAGAAAATGTAGTGCTTCCAATTCCTGTAACAACATAACTTCCATTATAATCACTATCTGATATCTTTAAACTTGAATAATTGATTACATCAGTGTCAACGATAGGATTTTTCTTAAGTGGAGCGTTAATATTTAAATTAACAGGTGTTAACTTGTAATATAGATCTGAAGGACTATTTTCAGTTAATAAGAGATCAACTCTTGCGGTAGTTGTCACACCAACAGTTCCAACGCCTACAACTTGGAACCCATCATCCTCTTTGTTATTGAAATAAGGATTTGTAAAGTTATTGTCTCTGAATAATTCAAAATCAAATACCTGTGTTCTCTTTCCAGATACAACTTGAGTTAGAGAAGTATCAGAAACGGCAAAACCTACTTTGTATCCACGAGTGAGTGATATTGGTGGATTTACAAGAGCAATTGTATGATCAGATCCAGTTGATGTAAATGATATTGCATCTGGAACTATTTTTTTAGATCTAAAAGCAGTTTGACATAATCTAAATGTATTCTTGTCTATCCTTGCTACAAAGTATGTAAAATTATGAAATAGGGGATTTGCTGGATTTGATGACTTATAAAGAACCTTGTCACCAGTTTTATATCCATGATCGTTAATTGTAATTGTGTTTTCTTCAGTATCAAAAGCAGAAGCATCAAATTTTAATGGATTTACAAATGTTCTTCGAGTTGTATCGTCAAATTGAATGTCGAACGAAGTTGTAATGCCTGGTGTCACATTTAAGGAAACAAAATCATTTGCCTGTAAGTTATGAGCTTCCTTACACACAACAGTTCCAACAACCTTTTCAACAAAACCTGTAATTTCAGTTTTTGTTGGTTTAAAACTATGAACTTGACCACTTCCAAAATCATCAAAAAATAATCGATATGCCGTTGAACCAATACCAGTAATTCCTCCAGTAGATCCAATTCCTAAAGCATTAGTTGATATCCCTAATAAATCTTTACTTTCTCTAATTGCAAATACTGGTGAATTATTTGTCAATCTAAAGTTAGGCACTGAATCAATTCCATTAGAAACTAAAAGTGGAGTTCCTTCATCACTAGAATATATAAGTTTATCTCCAGTTTCAAATCCATGATCTTGTAAGAATATATTTTGAGTTGGTATAAATTTATCTGTTCTTCCACCACCAACAACACGATATGTGAAAGTGACAGTTGATCCAATTCCAACTCCGCTCGCTGTTCCTATCGCGACACTTTCAGATGGATTAAAATAATAAGGAACATTTACTCTAGTTTGAATATCAGTATTAATACCTATTTTAAATTTAATCGCACGATTTAAAGCCGTGATGAGTGACGTGCTAGAGTGAGCGGTTCCAAGAACTCCATCTTGTTCTCTCTTAACTCTTATCTTATTGTTTACGTTATCAACATTAAGAACAGTCATTCTTTCTGTATTGATACCTATAATATCGTTTGGTGCAATAGCATCTGGAGTTAAATTGCCTGTAACAGATAGACTTGTAACTATTCCAGTTGCAGCTGTTGTCCCAATTCCTGTGTTTAAAAGTAAGAAAGATGTACTGAAACCAATTCTATGTCTTCCATCTAATTGTCTTAAAGAATCTGTTGAGAGACCAGAAACTGTTATTACATCACCAACAACTAAACCATGTGGTTGTGATGACAATCCAATTACATTTCCATTTGAGTTATTATATGTAAATACTACATCCTCAATCTTAACAACTGTAGAAGCAACTGATACAATTTCTTTTCCTTCAACAAAAGATATCTCACCAGCAAAACCATTTCCTTTATCTAAATTTTTAACTCTTAATTTCTCTTTTACCTGATATCCAGATCCAGAACTTAGTATTTCATACTTATTAATTCTGCCAGGAGATGCATAATTAATTTCTATTTCTTGATCTACCTTTTTACGACTATCATGTATTCCTTCATATTCAACACCAGAACTATCAAGTTTATATGGATTTGTATTTCTTCTTAAACCTAAAGTGTTTAAATCAATATCTTGGTTGTTAGTTTCAGTAAAGTTCCAAGGATCAGGTTTTGCAGCATAATTAGCACCAATTAAATATGGGAATATTGGAGAACGGAAGTTTTTAAATGTTCCACTCGTTTCATTTTCATTTGGATTGATTGTTGCAAAGTAAGCAAATGTTCCATTTGGATAATCTGGAGTAACACAATATCTTCCATTATTTTTATCTAAATCACCATTTCCAAGATACTCATAATCTTCAATGAAGAATCCAAGTGGGAAAGTTGATATTGGTGGCCCATCCTCTCTTGTAGTCTTAAGAGAATATCCAGATCTCATAATTCTTACCTCACCACCATCTCTACGATCATATCCATATGGGCCATAAATTGGATTACCGTCATATGCCCAACCAATAATAGGTGAATGATTTAAAGATGGTTGTTCTGCATTGTTTAAAAGATTTAAATCGTTTGATGTATAATCAACTGTTCCATCACTATTTTTTTGTTTTAATATTTTTCTAAGACCTCTTGGTACATAGAATGATGTAAATTTAATACCTTCATCATTGTCTCCCCTTGATAAAAATCCATCATCATTATAAAATATATCTTCATATCTTTTAACGTTATTAACTGCCCAAGATTTGATTTTTGTCAAGAATACAGCACCAGTGCCAGGAATAGTTTCTTCAACAGCGACGGTTGCAGTTGAATATCCAACTCCACCATTATCAATAGTAACTTTATCAACACTACCATTACTGATTGATGAAATAATTTTTGCACCAACTCCATCACCTAATATTTTTAAATCAGGGGTTGATGTATATTCACCACCAGAACGAGTTACAATTACTGATCGTATTTTTCCATCTGTTACTATTGCTTTATATTCTGAAGATGATCCAGATGAAACTCTAACTTGAGGTGGAATACTAAAGTTAAATGTGGAATCATTTCCATATCCAAGGCCAGAATTCTCTACATTAATAGAAGTAATCGAACCTCTTACGATTGGATTTATAGTTGCATGATAATTCTCAGGTTCTGCTGTGTTTATTCCAATTATTCCTTTTATATTAACAACTATTGGTGGATAGTTAAATATATGTTCTCCAGATCCAATAGATGTCATTCCAACAAATTGTTTTGTTGTATAATTTAAATCTGATAAAGTTGTTCCGATACCAGCAGATGCAAGTCTAAAACGATCATCATTTACTTTCAACACATAGTAATCTTGATCAGTATCTAAACCACCAATTTTAACTCCATTATTTGAATAACGAACAATCTCTCCATCTTTAAATCCATGATTTTTGTATTCTATAAAATCAGAATATGTGTTAATACCAGCAGAAGGAATAAGTCTTCTTTTATTTTCATACCCTTCGCCAGGATTTTCAATGATAACTTGACCTAAAACTAGCTTCTTTCTTAAACTTTGAAATCTTTGTGATCCATCAGCAAAACCAGTAAGATTAATTAAGTTAGATTTTGTTATTGCATCATTTTCGTTATTTGCAAGTTTAATCGTTGTTTGATTAACTTTTGACACAAAATAAATTGATTCATTAACAAGTCTTTGATCTGGTGTCTCTTGAATCTGATCTGTTGTAATACCAGCACTTGCAATACCTATTGCACCAGTATTGAATGTTTTATAAATTACTGCTTCTCCATCACGGAACTTATGAAATGTTCCAAATCCAATTGTATCATTAGCGATATTAATTGCGTTACTTGTAGATGATGCATCAAAATCAACAAAATGTTCAACTTCTTTTAATCTTGTTCTTGCGATTGCATTTTTACCATTACCACCACTAATTTCAACCACAGGTGGTGACACATAATCAAAGCCAGGATCTATAATATCAATTCTTTCAAATTTTCCCTTTACGTTTGCTGTCGCACTAACACCAACACCAGTCAAACTTTCAATTCTTACCTCTGGAGGTGTAATCACATCATATTGAGATCCACCTTCTAAAACATCAATAGTTTCAATACCACCAAAAAATATAACATCACCTGACTTATAGTTTGATATCTCTGTACCATTTACTAACATGCCAGTGGTGCCTGGCGCTGTCTCATATTGTGCCCCATCAAATACTGGGTTAAGTGAAAATCTCTTTAATAATTTTTGATGTTCAAGTTTTTTGTTTACAAGATCAGGAACAGATATTTTGAATGTTCCACTTCCAGTTGCATCCACAAAATCTCCATTCACAAGATCTGGTAAGGAGTTTGCAAGACGAATATTGTTTGAACTTACACGACTTACATAATAATTTTTTCCATCAATTAACTGACCTAAGTAACCATCAATAACATTATATGTTACAACTTCTCCAGAATAGAATCCATGATCTGATGCACCTTCTGTTACCTGTATCAACTGTATAAGGTCGCCTCCAGTGGCGCCAGTCCACGTTATAGAACGATCTGGTGCAACTATAGGTTCATTACCTAAACTTGGTAAAGATGGTGAAGCAACGTAGGCATGAGGGTGTGGCGGTAATGCCAGTTCGTTATCACTATCATGATCGTATGCGTTTTGAACGTCAGTTATATATTTGTTGATATTAGTATGAAGAGAACTATTACCTTTTTTTAATCTTCTTCTTATAAATGCAATGTTAAATTCACTGATGCCAGGCAAGTCACCTAAAATAAATGTTGAACCACTAACAACACTTAAAACACGACCAACTCCCAAAAAACCATTATTAACATCTAAAATTTCAACTGCATCTTCTTCTAAAAATCCATGATCAGAAAATGTTATAATATTAAAACTACTACTTGACTGTCTTGTAATACTTTTTAGAGTAAATTTAACACAGGAATTGTAAACATAAGATCCAAAATTGGCATCCTCAGAACTTTTATTAACACCAAATGATCCAACTCTAATCTTATCTCCTTTATTAAAATAGAATGTGTTATCAGGAATTGGAAAATCTTTTAAGACACCTGTAATTAATACTTCTATTTTATTCGTGCTACTTGCAAAAGAGTATCCGTATGCAACATTATTATATCTTACATCATCACCAATACTTAATTGATCAGTAGCTGTTGGTAATCCAATAAATTGATTTGCAGTTTTACTTGTATAAGTTACAACTCCAGCAACACTCGCTGTTGGTAATGACAAAGATCCACTTGTAGGAAATCCAACTGTTGTGTCAACTGTAATTATAGTTGCACCAATTGATACAGGGTCTGTGACACGAGTTCTGCCAGGAACTACAAAGTTACCATCAATCGAATCTTGTGATACACTAATTTGATAATAATGTTCTCCTCCATACAAAAAGTCTTTTACATCTGATATCGCACCAGAGGCACCTCGAATATTTTTATCATCCTCATCAGAATCTTGAAAAAGTGTTGATCCCTTTAAGTTACGAGGATCTCCAGTAATAGGTTTAACAACAAAATCCTGTGCAAAACCATAGTCAGCATCTGATGGTTTGATTAAAAAATCAGATGGTTTGATAATATTAACTTCCTTTCCATATAAAGCTCTGAATAAAATTTTATATGATTCTTCTGTTCCTTTTGTGCGATAAAAATCTTTAATTTGACGAATAAATTTAACTTGATCTATATCACTGCTTAATTTACGATTCTCAAAACCACTTGCAAAAGTTGTCTTTAATTTACCAAAAAATTCACGAATAAAAAGATTTGATAAATTATGAACCTTACTACCACCAGTGTGAGATGCACCTACAGTTGTGTTAAAAGATAATAAATCAGGTCTTGTAGGTTGATCTAAATTATCAACACCACTAAATCCACGAACACAACCAGTAAATGAAGTTGTACCGATTCCAGTGTATGTAATAATTTCATCATCAATTTTTATCAATCCATACTTACTTGGATACCCCTTTGTTGAATCTACAAAAATTGTGTCTGAATAAGACTCTGTATCTGTTGATAGTCCAGTATATTCGGTAAGTGCTGCACCAACATATGTTTGTAGTTTAGTATATCTGTCAAGATTCTCAGCAATATTAATTGATCCACCCTGATATTCTTGGGAGATGTAATACTGTTTCATGAAATCCACAAAAAGTGGACTTTCAGATTGTACAAACTCAGGTAACTGGTTCTCAATTACCTGATTGATTTCGACTCTTTGTATTGATGTGTCTATCATTAATATCCGCTGCTATAGCTAGATCCACCGCCTGATGAGGATGTGGAAGATGTATTAGTTGATGAGGTTGATGTGGTGGTTGCAGTTCCGTAAGTTCCACCAGTTGTAGTTCTAGTTGCAGTCGAAGAAGCCGTTGATGGAAGAATCGCAGCTGCCGTTGAAACTGGGGAATTTGACTTTCTTGTGAAAGTTGGAGTGTAGTAACTGTGAGTATGAACAAATCTAGATCCAGACGTATTTTCACCTGATGCGATTAAATCTTGAACCATATTAATTGTAGTATTTGTCATATCGAACTTGACATATAGATCACGAAGACCAACAATATCATTTGAGTGAGGAATTGCTTGGATTTCAATTACACCGTTTGCAACCACTGTTGAAAGTATATTTACAGTATCTATAAGAACTTCACCAGTCATATAATCCACAGTTCCAGCATTTTTCTTTACAATACTAGGAGTTCCACCTTCAATGTATGTAAAGAAGAATATTCGACCCTTTTCACGATTAATTACCTCATCAGCAAGGTAAACAGTTCCTGTCACACCCTCTATTGTAAATCCTGTTGAAACCACGTTGTATGCACTTTCTTGAGTATGGAACATATTACCATAACAAACTTCATATTGTGCAAATTGACCTAAAACTGCCTTTAGATTACGTCGAATCGTTACTAAAGTGATATTTGATGTAATTGATGAGTCAACACTATCAATTAAAGATACGGCCTTACTATACTTAAATCTACCACCAAACTTATTCACATCAATTGATCGTGAGTATTGAGTTAAAGCATTTGATACGCCAGTTTTAAGTGTTTCTGAACTATCACTTAAACTTGGGTTATAATATGGTGTTGTATTGAGTTCAACATACAAATATTTCAAATCAATAAATTCTGGCACAATTCCAGCAACTGCATAACTTTTTAATCTTTGAATTAATTCTCTTTTTGTCTCATCTGATAAAAAATCACCATTTCGAGGTTTTACCGAGATAAAAACTTTACCAAAACGAGGTGGACTCATTTCTTCACCACCAAAAGCGGTTACAGATTCCACATTGGGGTAAATATATCCTAAAACAGACTCATAATCAGATGCTGTAACTGCACGATACTGAGAGGAGTAAATTCTTGGTGCAAAATACTTAATTGAAGAGATAGATTCAATCTCATCACCATCTCTTGATTTTTCTTCAGTGGTAACTAATGAAATGTTAGCTGGATTAATCGCACCACCATCTTGATTTGTAATATTTCCTACAAAACTGAACTCAGAAGCACCATTACCATTTTTTCCGTCAGTTACGATGTAAGAAACTGTAATATAATTGCTATTTGATAATTTTTTACCAATGACGTTATCACCAAAGATCAATTCATATCTTTCATCTTCAATTTCTTGTAAAAGATAAGATGATGAAGTTGAAGTTACTCCTACAATGTTATCAATTTGTTGATATGTAACACTTGAGTTTGAACTTTCAGATGATTGAACTTTTACTTTGATTGTTGAAGTGTCAATTGATGGATTATCTAAAATATATCTTTGATTAAACAAAGATGTGTCAACTGTAAAGTTTTGCGATATAAAATTACCTTCATATATCTCAATATTGCTAAATTCTGCAAAACCGTTCACAACTGGAACTGTTATATTTTCTGGAATGCAAAATATGTAGTTTGTGTTATCTCCAACACCATTACATATAATGCCAGAGTTTAATGTAAGTGTTGAGGTCTCTGTAAGACCACTTACAGTAAAAGATATCTTTGCTCTTGCTGATCTACGAGATCTTGGAACATAACCAATGTTTCTTGCAAGTGAAACAACGTTTTCTCGAAGTGTAGCGGAATCAAGAAAACATTCATTTGCTGCCATGTTAGTATTATAGGCAGTCGTGTATGTATTATATGCTAATGCGTCAATAATTATTGAAAGGTTTGATCCTTCAAAGTCATAATCAGTGAAATTAGTGTTTGCCCTCAGATAATCTCTGATGGATGTCTTGATTTGATCAAAATCTAAATTAACGTATTGACCGAAAGCCATTATACTCTAGCTGGGAAAAGAAGAACGTCTACTGTTTGTGTTGGAGCGGGAATACCGACAATATCATATTGAACTGTACAATTCATTTCATTACTATCCGCTAAAATTGATACGGACACGTCAACATTATCAATTCTAGGTTCATAATTATCTAAAGATGCTTTAATTTCATCTGATATTCTAACTTCACTTAAATTAGTATTCAAATCAAACAAAGCTTGATTCATAACTGATCCAAAATCAGGTTCAAATGGTTTTTCACCAAGAATTGTAAAAATTATGTTCTTTACAGACCTTTTAATTGCATCCTCATCACGAATTGTGACCACATCATTCGTCACAGGATGACGTTTGAAGGATAAATTGATATCTTTGAATGCCCTAGAAGCCACTATTTACACAAAAAGTTTCCTGTTTTTATTTATACCGCTTTTTTTATC